ACCGGCATGGTCATTACCGGCGCATCAGAAGAAATCGCCATTGTTTAGTTTTCCTTTCGATATGTATTTACAAATACCCGGCCGGATAAAATGTACCTACTTCATAAGCGCCTGAAACTGTTGCGCAAAGCTCTGCGCCTGGTTGAGCTGCTGTTGTGTTATCTTTCCGCTTTGCAGCATTTTTTGCACTTCCTGTTGTGGGTCTCCTTGAAACGTGCTTTTAAATTGCTGAAAGCGCTGCACGAGCTGCTGAAACTGCGGATTAACTCCGCCGCCGAGAGCTTCAAACAAAGGATTACTCATTGCTTACCTCCTTCGGCATAAGCGCCGCAACTTGCTTTACAAGTGCCTCATACTCCGCCCGGGTCACATAGTCCGCAGTCGGCTGAGCCGGTGTGCTCTGCGCTCGTTCCGTGTAGTCAAGAATGCGCATAGTCGGCATGCCTGCCGTGTCAACGGATTTAAGATAGATCGTTTGCCGTTCGCTGTCCCAAAGCGGAACAGTGTTTCCGGCAGCTACTAAATACGCTTTACCTGCCGCCTCTCCCTGCACCCAGATCATGCCCTGCTGTGCAGGCTGCTGCTGTGCTCGCATCTGCGCGAGGTTGTCCATCATAGGCGGCTGATAATATGGTTGCCCATACATGTTGCCGTAACCGTAAGCCATGATTAATCCTCTCTTTCAAAGTAATAAACCGGCACTTCCTCGCCGCTGTCCCACGTGTCGTAGTAATCGCCGTTTACGACGGCCACGACGTGCCCGGACAGTGCAAGGACATAAACGCCGTGCGGATGTTCATCGGCGAAGGCGGCGACTGTGTAGCACTCCGGGCAAGCATCTGGCAGCATGCGCTGTCTAAAGCCGTTGGCTTTGAGGTAACTTCCCCAGACGCTGTTTCCCGAGGGCATGTCGTGCGCTCTCAGACCTTCAACGCACAAAGCGAGATAGGTCTTTTCCCAGTCCGTTCCCATTGCTTTTGCAATTGCTCTCACTGCGCAATCGCCGACGCGCTTAGCGCCCGGATTAGGATTAAAAAACACGAACATTTCGCCGCCTCCCTTTACCTAAAGCTTAAAGCTTTTCCGCTTTCAAAGGGGGTAACTAATGTCCGTGTTATGGGGAAAATGGGCGTAAAAAAAGGGGAGGTTTTGCCTCCCCTCAGCTTTTGAAAAGCCGCTCGTAATTATGTTCTATTTTGGCTCTTGCCGTTGTGATTCTCTTCGAGACGGTTTTTCGGTCAAGCCCTATTTCTTCTGCTATGTCTATCTGCGGAATTTGCTGAATGAAATACAAATCCGCTATCCTACTGCCCTCGCGCCCGAGATTGGAGCTGTATATAAGCTCATCCCACTTCTCGCGCGGCAGCATTGCCATGTCCGGCCTGAGCCGTAATCGCGCCTGTGTCATTTATCACACTTCGGCTTATCGTACTCCATAGCCTGCTTGCTGTCGCTGACTCCGGCGGTCGTTGGGTCTGTGACTACGCCGAGAATGGTAAGCACCGCGAACAGCGCGTTTACAACGGCCAGCAGCTTGTCGCCCAGTGCGTCAAGCTTGAGATCAATGCCGAACACAGCCGCCACTACCTGAATAAGCAGCAGCAGCGCCGGGATTAGCGCAAGCCAAAAGGTTTTGTTTTTAATGCGTACAGTCCAGTTGATTTTCATAAATGTGCCTCCTGTTAATGATGATGATTTTTCATGTCGTCTTCAAGATCGCTTATGCGATGGTTGATTACCTTAATCTGTTCCTCTACCACAGGCATACGCTTTGCAAACTTGTTGTGCTCCCTGACCTCGCGTGTCAGCTCGATCACCTTTGTTTCCATTACCGCCTGTGATTTGCTGTTGCTGATAAGTACGCCGATAAGCGTTAAAACGCCGGTTATGATAGCTACGACTACACTTTCAACCATTATTTTTTAATTATCCTCTCGCAAAAAATTATCGTCCTGAGCATGTCCTCGGTCAGGTCAACCACGCCGTCGCCCTTGCCCTGAATAACGCCGTCGGCCATAAGCTTCTTCACCGTGTCGCGGTAAAGGCCTTCGGGAACGTCGTTGACCGTTTTCCATCTCACCATATCCTCATCCTCCGTTTTCTGTGTGTATTTCGGCCTGCCGAAGCCGTAGACCGTGCTGCCGAGATACCGGGTAACGCGCTGTACGGCGTTGCCGTAGTTGCCCTCTATGGTGACGAACGTGTTGCCGTTTACGCTTTCGACAATTCCCGTGTGGCAGGGCAGCCCGTCGCGGCTGTCGCGCTGAAAATACTGGTCGCCCACCTGCGGCTTGGTGAAAAACCTCGCCTGTGCCGCGTAATACTTCGCCCAGCTCACGCAGCTTGCGCCGTATGGCCCGGTAAGGCACAGAACATCCTTTGCCTCGCTGCCGGCAATGCGCCAGAAGCACCACGCTACAAAGCTTGTGCACCATTCATAGCCGTTCTTCGGTGTGTTCCAGAACTTTGCCTTATCAAGCTCTGCCTGAAACATCGTGAAGTTGCCCTTTCCGGCGTTATCCTCAAAGCTGTATAAGTCCTTGTCCGATGCCTTTTCCTTATAGCCTATGTACTTTGCAGCTAACGTGAGCACCTGTTTCGGGGTAATGTTCATGGTTGAAAAATCACCGTCCTTTATTATCTCGGTGGGCATTTTTTATTTTACCCATCTCGCGCCCTACGAGATGTTCTTCAATTTGTGGCGGTTGTAAATCTTCAAGGATAGCTATTCTTTTTTTCGGGCTTGTGCTGTCTATCTAAACTGAGCCGCCGCAGTTTTCTTTTTACAAGCCGCCTATTTATAAGCCCCCGAACGGCAGGGGGCAGTATTGCAAACGGCATTAATGCCGGTCACAAGCTACGCATCCTCCCACGCGCTCGGCAGCGCCGACGCATCGTGTACAACATTATCCTGCAAGCACCTGTGTACCTTGCCGGAAGCGTCCTTGTAGCATTCGCCGGTCATGTACATGCCGCTCGTTCCGAGAGGGGCTACCCATGCTTTAGCCTTGGCCGGGTCGGTCGTGTGGCATAGCCCCCACAGAGCGCGAAGCGTTGACGGCCTGCCCTGATAATTCGCGGCGTTGTACGGCTGTATAAGCGTCCACACCTGCCCCTCGTCCGCAACCGGCGTACCGGCGGGACATGCGCTGTAATCCTTCTGCGCGTCGAAATCGGGCACTTTGCTTTCTTCCGCGATTATCGCCGTGCCGTCCATCGTGCTTGCGCGTCCGCGCAGATTGAGCGCATCGTCCGCGCCCTTTTCCTTCATTTTTGCGATCGCTTCATCTTTCGTCATATGCTGTTAACCCCCTCTCTGTAGGCTGCGTCGAGTGCCGCCGGAGTTATTGCGTCTGCAATTTCGGCCTTCATATCCTGCACCGTACTCGCGCGATCGTTAACTTCAAGTATTCTGCCGGTCTGTAGCCACGCAGCGAGATTATTTTCAATCTCCTGCTGTAGCCCATCGCGCTGCTTAACGTGAAAGACATACTCGTCATATTCGTACAGCGGTGCAGCGTTTTCATCATCCGTCGGGGTAATGTCCTTGACGTTTTCGCGCACCCTGACTTCAACGTAACCCGGCATAGGCCAGTAGCTTTCAACCGTTACGGTTGTCGGAAAACCATTTCCTTGTACTCTCATGATGCTGCCTCCTTATTGTGGTATATAGACTAAACGCGAGCCGGACTGATTTGAATATGACCCGCTAGGTGTATTCAAATCGGCAGTAAACAAACCGCAAGCAGCTTTTGAACGCCACCCTCCACTTACTGAAACCGTTTTCCAACCGGACTCTGAATAGCAGCAGTCGCACATGAAAGACGATGAACCGCCTCCTTGGGTTTGGGGCAGCATAACATGTACATTGTCGCCGATATCAAGCCCTACTTGTTCAATAAATTCGCCACTCCAATTACCCACATGTTCGTAAGAAAGTAGCGAATAATCTATTGAAGTGTCATCTGCATATTTAGATGGATCATTGCATACATAATACGCGTTATCGTGCGCATTCACACCATCTACACTTTCAAACGTGTTTCCCCACAGGCCCTCAAGGCCACGCCAAACCACATCGACTTGGTCAGCGGTACCCGCTGGACGTCCCGTAAGGTTTGGTACATTGTCACAGCTGCCGGTGCGTTGCGCATCATAAAAAGCGCTAGTATTTGGAGAATCGGAATAGCCCGCTCCTATAACGGCCTGCACATCATTATTTGCGAACTCAACAAGAATTAACATTTGAATCGCAGATAATGTAGATATATCGAGGATCTGCCAACCAGTGCCTTTCGTTTTCGCCGAACTCCTAAATGATGCTCGGCTGCGCTGCGTAGTCGGTTCTGCATTGCTTTTAGATAACTTGTCAGAAGAGGTCTTGTAAGCACCAACATAAACGCAGTCTTTTGGACTATTTGCGTGATTAAAGGCAGGGTGCAATGTAAACCCTTCCAGTTCGTTCTCAGCAATTTTTATGTATTCTATATCGCCTTCTCTGTACCGCTTATACCAAAATTTCGGTATTTTTACCATTACATCGCCGGTTGATAGCGTTTCACGTGTGATATCACTCCAAGGGTAATAATCGTCAAAATCACTTACCCCGGCAACTACGCCGATGGAGGCAGTAGCCGTAAACGATTCAGCGATATCCGTTCTCGCCCAAACCGGTGATGGTTTTGTAATATCGCGGCTGATGCCAAATATCTGAACTGCGTAAACCGCCACCTTTTTAAATTCGCCATCTGTTGAGATATCAACATTTTCAGACTTGACATTTTCACCAAGTGTTGCTGTTACAGTCCACGTCCCCTTACGCGTCACTTTGAATGAGCAATTACCAGAGGTTGCAACTGCGGTCAATGTTGTACCGCCATTCGAACACGTGCACGTAGCGCCTTTATTAGAAATAACCTGTATGATAGCGGCAAACGATGAGCCGCCGCCGGCATGATTGATAAGAGGCATTACAAATCCCTCCTGATTATTAATGTCACCGGGATATCCGTTGTCGGCTTATCGCCCAGCGCGACGAGCTGGATGCTGCCTGCCGCCTGTGTGCCGCCGACGATCATTGCACCCGACAGCGCCTCCAGCTGCGCCTGTGTTATCCCGTTGTTCTCTCGCGGCAGAAGCTCGACCGCCGATGTCGCCGTGATGTTGGAGTTGCTGAGGGTGTATTTCTTCGCCGTTGTCCAGCTCGACGCATACAGCGTTGTGTTTACTTTGGTGCTGAGTCCGGCAGAGGTTAGTATCCATGTATACCCCGTCGCTTCTGCCGCCGTGCAGTACCAGACGCGTTTGTTCGTTTTGTCTATGTACTGCTGACCGACCGTTCCAACAGTCGATGTCGTCGGCGGCGCGGTGCCGATGATGGGTTCGGGCAGATTTTCAAGAGCTTCGTAAACGGCGCCCGAGGTTATCGGGTTTGCACTGCCGGAAGTGGGAGTGCCGTCAAAAGTGAGGGCGTTCTGCTTTGCGTTCCACTCTGTTCTCTCTGTCTCCGTGATATGCTTTGTTGTGTCGGCAACGTGAGTTGTAAGGTTGCCCTGCACAGCCGCCGCCGCGCCGCTTGCATCCGCTCCGACCATTGCCGCCGTGTAGTCGCCTGCCTGCGGTGCAACAGCGCCCGAGCGCCCGTTGAAGCTCGCCACGCCGCCGCCAGCCGCGCCTTGAGCCGCTTTAGCCCAGTACTTTGCATTGTCGGTATCCTCGCCCTCGCGCGTTCCCGTGCCGCCTACAGCCCAGCTCTTGGCCATATTGCCGCCTGCCGTCGCCGTTGCCGCCGCGCTTTTTGCGCCGCTCTCGTATTCTGCCGCCGCCGTTGCGGAAGCCTCTGCGGCATTCTGCGCATCTTCGGCTTTGCTCTGGGCAGTCTCAGCCTTGCCCTGTGCGGTCTGCGCTGCTGCCTGTGCTGCTTTCGAGGCATCTCGCGCGGCCTCTGCCTTGCTCTGCGCGGTTTCCGCTTTGCCCTGTGCGGTCTCGGCTGCTGCCTGTGCCGTCTCCGCGGCGTTCTGCGCAGTCTCGGCTTTGCCCTGTGCGGTTTCTGCCGCTGTCTGCGCGTCCTTTGCCGCCTGCGCCGACTGTGCCGCCGCCGACTGCACCTGTGCCCAGATGGGCAGTGTGCCGGTCGATACGTCCTCATAGCCCTCATAGCCCTTGCGTATCTTGCCGACCGTCGCCCACACCGTAGGTATCGCGACCGTGTTGGCGTTGTCAGCACCGTACACGCCGACCATGAGTATCTCGTCGCTTTTCTCAAGGCATTCCTGCGGAATGGAGCAGACGTTGTTTTCCCAATACGAATCGAGCACGACCTTTGTAACGTCGCCTGCCGTGAATATCGCGGTTCTGCTTATTCCCGAATGCCAATCGGCTGAAAACTCGAATTTTATCTTTGCATTTATCATGCCGCTGGTTAAGGTTTCGTTTTCCGTCACCGTCGCCAGCGCTTTGCCGATCATGATTGTTGTCAAAAGGCTTTTCCTCCTTTTTCGCTTCTTGATTTCAGCATAACAAAAGGAGGCAGGGCTTATTAAGCCCCACCTCCGCATGTTTTTTAACTTTCGTTGTCCTCTTTGCGCTTATAATATTCCTGCGCATGGTCGATTATCCCCTGCGCCGGGTTTGAACTCTTATAGGCTGCTGCTTCCCATTTCGCAAGGCTGCTTTCGTTATTGACTTCGTACTTAGCGATATGGTCTGCGTACTTGTATACATAACTGAGCATGTATGCCTTTTCGGCATCGGATGCGCGAGAATATGTGCTGCTGTTTATTATCTTCGTTGCCAGATCATAAGAGGTTCGCCCCTTAACTGTTGCATACTTCACATATTCCTCAGCCGTCAGATATTCGCCGTTGATTTTTGTGTTTGTTTTCGCGCGGCTGGGATATACGGAGGTTTCGCCCAGATCATAAAGCCGTTTGAGCTCGCCGTCTATCTCGGTGCTGCGCTCCTTCTTGACGTATGCCGGATTTACAAAGTTGTTGAGCACCCTCTCAAACAGGTTGCCGGTTTCCTCTGTACGTCCCCATGCGTCAATGTACGGTATCTGACTGAAATCATAAAGCGGTATCTTGTTGGCGATCTTGCCCCACATATATTGCAGCTCAGAGCCGACATTGCTGTTGCGGTCAATATACGTTGTTTCTCGCTGATTTTCTCCAAACGCTCTTTCGGCCTGCCCGAACAGCGTCGGGAAATACTGTGATATGTAGTTTGTCGCCATGCTCGTTGCGATTTTGAACGAACCCTGTCCTTGCTTTATGTAGGCAAGGTTATCAAACAGATCGTTGACGCTTTGAAGCATTGACATTTCAAACATCGGCGTGCTGAGGCTCATGACGGAACTCATAAGGTTCTGGACAAAGCCGTTATCCTCGCTTTTGCCGCTGAGCGAATTATACAGTTCAACGCCCACGAATAGCGGCATGCTTTCCGGCGCGAGCCAGTCAAGCGTGATGCTTAGACCGCCTATGTTAAGCGCATAGTTTTGACTTCCGCCCAGCTCGTCAAACTTGTTTTGTTTATCGTCATCTCCGGGACTGCCGCTGAATAATCCCCACGATGCCAGAAGAACACCCAAGCCAACAAGCGCAGTGCCAGTCAGCCCGGCGGAAACGTCGTCGATAAACTGTGCCGGTGACATTCCGTTTTCTGCATCGCCGTTTACATACGCCTTGACTTTCTTTGTGTCAACGGCGAGCGACTTTATAAGCCCTACGGGCGAGTATTCCACCGCTCTCACGAGTATGTTTGCCGGTGTTTTTTTGAACGGCAAAACGCCCTCTATTAGCGCAGAAGCGATCTTGTTATCGACCTTGCCGAGCCTGCTGACCATTGCCGAAAATCTGTTTGTGTCGCGGTAAGTCGCTTTCTGGGCTTCCTTTATCGCAACGGCCTGTGCTTTTATTATCGTGCTTTCGGGCACCTTGCCGGTGTTGAGCTGTTCGGCGGTTATGCCGTTTGCCTTGTACCATTTCGCAAGCGCGTTGGCGTATGCAGGTTTACAAAACCATGCGTCCTCCGCGTCAAGCAGGTTTGAATTGCCCTTGCGTGCCGCCTCAAGGATTTTGGTTTTGTAAATCGTCCTTTTCTTGTCTATACCCTGGAATGTATCGACATACTTGCCGCCCGAGAGTATAGTCTCCTGCACCGCTTCATAATCGGTCATTGCATATTTTATAAGTGCCACGTCATTTGCGTTATTGCGGTTGAGCATGGCTTTGCTGCGCTCTATGCCTCCGTTTACTTTGCTGTCGGCGACATTTTCAAGGCCGTATGCTATGGTGTTTTTGACTGCCCTGACTGGCACGAAAAATGCGTTGCCCACGATGTTTCTGACATGTGTACGAGGATTGCCCAGCATAGCGAGGTATCTGAAATTGTTGAGCTTTTCATACCATGTCGCGTCTATCTGTTGTGCTACGCTCTGCTCGATTTTCGCCCATGCGGTCTTTATGCCGTCCTCGTCGCCGCTTCTGAGTGCTTTACCGTACTCGTCATACAGCACCTTGTCAACGTGTATATCCGCTTTGTTGCCCTTGTATTTCTCGTTAAGGTCTTCCTCTATAGTCTCAACGGACTTTGCGGCAAGATACAGTTTGCATTCGGGAGAGAGCTTGTTGAGTATGCGCATCGCCTGCAAAGACTGCGCCGTGTTCGTTGAGTTCTTCACCATAAGTGAGGCAATATCCAGCGCGGTTGCATAATCTCCGCTGTTGACGGCATTGTTGTATAGGGCAATGCCCATAACGGTATTGTCCTTCGATACCTTACCGGCATTTATCTGTGCCTTGTAATCGGCAAGCGCCTGTTCCCAGCCGTTAGCCTCTATCGTGATCTCGGCTTTTTTGAGCGCTGCCTCGTCGGAATAGGCTATGTGTGAGAATTTGCCCTGTGCCGCGTCCTCGCGCAGTGCGTCGGAAAACTCTGCCGGAGTAACGCCGCTGTTTGCGAGTGTGGAAACATGCTTGCTCGTGAGCTTGCCGTTCAGATCTTCCTTAGGTATCTCCTGCGGCGCTCTGTGCTGCTGCTCGGCAAGGTTTGCTTCCTGCTCTCGGCTTATCGGATGCAGCGCGTTGTTGCCCTTGCCCTGAGCCTCAGTTACCCAGCGCTCGCCTCTTGTTTCCTCGCCCGTGAACTCTGCCGAAGCCGCGCCCATGCCTTCCGGGAGCGGATTTTCTGCCGTTCTATCCTTTACCCTCGTAAGGACATTGTCCAAAGCCTTGATATTGACATAATCGCTGAGTTTTCTGTGTTCCTCTGCGTACTTTCTGCTAAGCAGGGTAAAACGATTTCGGGCTGTCGCTATGGCGTTTTTGTCTCCGCCGTTCTCTGCCGTTAGCACTTCCTGACGTGCCGTGTTAAGCTTTTCGGCAATGCCGCTGACCTTGTCATACTGGCGCTTATAGTCCTTTATAAGGCCGCGCTCGTTCTCGTTTGCCGCATCCTCGTTTGTCGCCTGAGCGAGCATAGTTTCGTTCTGCCGCCGCAACTCGGTAATGCTCTCCGGCTCGCGGGAGTAGCGGATATCTGGGTTGCTCTCATCAAATGCGCCGATGTTGTCAGTTGCGGACTTGATCTGTTCAGGATGCAGAGCTATGTAGGCATCTGTGCTGCGGCCAAAGCTGCCTGCGTCATTTTCAAGGATAACGCCGTCATAACCGTTGCTTTCGAGTGCATTAGTCATTACATTCTTTGCCTTGGTGGAAAGCTCGTCCGCTTTTGCTGTCCATTCGTTGGCGAGCGCGTCTTCCGCATCAAAGAGTGCGTTAAACTCCGACACATCATACAGGCTCCGACTGTCCGCCCCCGGATTATTGGCTCTCCAATTTATCATGAAGTCTTTCAGTTCTTTAATAGCCTGCTGTGTTTTGGACTTGTATTCACGGTCGAGCGCTTCATGCTGAGTAATGAGAGCGTCATATTCCGGTGACATATTGCGCATAAGCCTTGTTAGCTCGCTGCGATCTCTGGCTCTAAGTGGATTGACTATCCTCGCATAGAGCGCCATCTGCTTTTTGCCTTTGAGTCCTATGTCTCTGTTGCTGCTCTTTAGGAATATCCCGAATGGTGTTCCGTTGTCTCTTGTGCCTGCTCCTTCACGGCGTGTATCGAATACCGTAAAGTCGTTTTCGGTCTGGTGGTATACGATCTTCGGGCTGCCGTCTGCATTCACGACCTTGCTGTTGCCAAACCAGCGCTTAAACTGCCGGCTTTCGGTAACATCTTTGATTTTCAGCTTGACAGGGGAGTTAACATCTCTTATACTTGATACAAAGCCATCGCTTGTGTTAGGCATCTTAGGCACTGTGACCTTTGAACCCTGATATAATGCGGTGGCTTTTGCTTTATCTAAATAGAACACATGCGGCTCAGTCGATTTGTGATCATTAAGTGCCTTAGTAAGCAGGTTTGACACGGCGTTTTTCCGGCCGTATAGGCTGGTCACGGCGTTGCTGTCTATCTTTACTGTGTTTTGAATTCCAAATCCATCAATATATACCGGCGCAACGACTGTTTTTCCGTCTTTCGTGAAAGGAAGAAGCGCAATAACGCTTGTTCCCTTCTGTGTTTCGGATGCAATAATTGCAACAGGTTGCTCAAGCGCAGAAGGGAGTTGCTTTAACAATGCTTCTCCTATGTGGTGTTCGGAATTTTTGGTGCCGTTTATTGCATAATCCACATGACTTTGATTTATAGTCATCGGCAGCGAGTTAAAGCCTACCTTTCTAAACGCAGTTGGTGTAGCACCGATTACTAAAGTGTCGTATTTAGGTATCTTCCCTGCTATCCAATCATCAACCTGTTCAGCGAAAGGCTTTGAATAATCATATTTCAACGGTTCACTCGAATGCTTTTTACCATTCACCCCACTTTTCGGCGGTGCTCTGCCTTTACTCGCGGTCTCGGCGGTGTGCTTGCGGAAACTCTCCTGTACCTTGCCGTAGTTTGCGCTGTCGTGCTCCGTTCCGGCAAAGATGTTTATCTTGCCCAGCGCGTCGCAGCACATTTCCTCAAACGCTTCGGTCTCGCTTATCGTGTCGCCGTATGCGTGCCTGTAGACCTCAACGGCGCTGTTAAGCTCCTTCTCCGAGAGGTCTGAAAGCATGGCACTGCGCAACTCGTCAAGGCTTATATCGCCCTGTGCGATTGCCGCGTGCCCCATCTCATGGCGCATTATCTGCTCTGCGGATATGTCGGGATGGTCTGAGCGCACCATAACGGTTTTGCTCTCGGTATCGACCATGCCTCTGAACTCGCCGCCGCTGTCCTTGATATTGCCGCCCTCGAAATATTGAACGTTATAGCCGTAGCTTCTTGCAAGCTCACGGCCTTTTTTCATGCTCTCGTTGTCCTCGCCGGAGTAGTAGACATTTTCCTGCTCTACGCCGTTATAAACTACTTTTTGCCCAGCTTTGCCTTGAGCTGCGCTATAACCGCTTTGTCTGCCGCTATCTGTTCCGGCGTAAGCTTCGACTGTGCCTCTTTCCACTGAGGGTATTTGTCCTTCGGTATTCTGACCGTTAAGCCGTTGGCCGCTGTCGCGTAGACGTACTCCATTCTCGTTTACCTCCTGTGTGTTTATCTGGTTGTTTACCTGTGTGCTTACATTATCGCCCTGCACCGCCGCATTGTCAACCGCCGCCTGAGTTGTAGATGCACCCATGTTATAGGCTATCTCCGCCTGTGCGCGGTTCAGAACGGGCACTTTGATAAGCGACTCTTTGTTCGCGCCCTGCTGCCCCATCTGATACACAGCATCAAACGCCATTTCAAACGCCTCGGGAGACTCGACGGGGGCGAGATCGTATGTTCTGCTTATAACCTCCGGGGAGACCGTATATCGCTCTGCCATGCTGTTAACAACGCTGTTCTTTGTCGCCGTTGTGCGGATGTTGGCAACTGCGCCGCTCCCGGTCATGGTATTCACAGCCTGCTGCATTACCGGGCTGCTGTCTATGATGCTCTGCTCCGCTCTCGTCAGTTTTTGACCGCTTGCAGCCTTGGCAATGACCGTCGCGGTGTTATCGTCAACAAGCGTACCGCTGCGCTCAAGAGCATTTCGCACTGCCGGCGTGTCTCTCTCAGCCGTTATAAGCTGTTCAAGGTTGGCTGTTTCCTTGTCGCTCAGGTTTCTGTTGCCTCTCTTTGCGCTGTTGTCAAGGATGTTCTGATATTCTGCGGCGGTCAACTGTGCCTGAGAACCCTGTTCGGATGCAATCCCGGCGTTTACAAGCTCGCGCTGATAATTTTCATACGCTCTCTGCTGCGCGTTCTCGGCGCGATACTGACCGCTTATAACGTTCGTTCCTGCGCCGAAAAGGCCGAGAGTGCTGCCGATGATGTAGTCCTCGAGCATCTGCTCTGCGTCCATGTCCTCGCCCAGGTCAGACCAATCGCCCTTGCCGTCATCCAGCTTGAGCACACGGTCTGCAACAGGGTTCAGGATATCCGAGAGGACTTCCTCTAAGCCTTCTTCGTTCGCGCCGACAATGACCTTGAGCGCCGTGCGGCCTTTGTCCGTCTTTGCCAGTCGGTTTACAAGACCGTTAACAAGGCTCTCGTTTCTGATAATGCCCTTGCCGTATGCGACTTTGGAAGCAGCGCCGAAAAGCTTCTCTGTAAGCACTTCGATTGCCGCGCTCTTGAGGCCAGAGGTAAACTGGTCATTGATATCAAGGCCGTTGTTTCTTGCCTCCTGCGCTCCGCTTCCTGCCGCTCTCATTCCCATTGCCACAAGACCTGAGCCGGGGAGAATGGCGTTCATAGCCGCGTCACCGGCAAACTGCAAGCCTGCAATGCCGAAGTCAACAACGCCCTGTCCGAACTTGCCTAAGCCCTCTTTTGCTATCTGCTGATACTCATTCGAGCGTGCGGCAAGCTCATCGGCGGTGTCAAAATTCTTTTGCCCTGCTCCTGCAAGCGCTGCATAACCGCGCTCAAAGGCCTTTTGGCTGTCCTCATGCTGCTTCTTGAGACCGCCCTCGCGCGTGTTTATGTCCTCGCCGTTGAGCATTGCGTCATATCCGGCTTTAAGCCTTGCGCTGTCCGCTGCATCTCGCGCTTTTGTCTGCGCGTCCTTTTCTTTCAGCAGACCGAAAAGGTTTGAAAACGCGCCTGCCGTGCTGTATATTGCAGCGTTCGCCGTAGCGTCAAATCTCGTTGTTTTTGACGCGCCGTAATCTCCCGCGCCCAAAGCGCTTATCTGCCCCGGCTTGCGCTCGCTGCTTTTTTTGCCGTAAGATATAGCGTCGCTGCCCTTGGTGAGCTTTTTGGCGTTCCCGGCTTGCTGCAAAGCAGCGAAAGCAGGGTTGTTACGAGCAAGAACTTCGCTCACTTCGGGCAATTGTCCTCTATTCTTACCAACTTTGGATTTAGCACTGTTTGTGCCGTAACCCTTGGCGATTGCCTGTGCTTTCTGGGCATAGGCTTTTTCGGTCTTTTCGCGCCCTGCTTTTGCAGCAGCCTCTATCTGCTCTTTTGTAAGATTTATTTTCTTCGCCATCTTTAACCTCGCTGAACTTACAAGCTGATATTTGCCTGAGATTTAAGCTTTCGTTTGAGAACATTTATATCATCATCGGTTAAACTCGAGTTTTTATTCCATGCATCGACGAGCGAATTAAGGCTGTTATAGTTTTTGCCGTTCCATGTGAAAATGCCCTCGTCAGGGTCAAAATTAAGCTGACGAACTTTTTTTACTGAAATACTTCCATCTTTGTTTACCTTGAAGTCTTTGCCACTCGGATACCTATTTCCCCCGCCGCCTGAGCCGCCGCTTCGTGCCGCCGTCTGAGCCGCCGCCTGCTGCTGATAGTAGCTCATGAGGGAGTTGATATATGACGGGTCATAGCCTGCCGTGCTTATAAGCGCCTGAGAGGGCGTGCCGCCGGCTGCAATGATTGCGTCTATCTGGCTCTGTGCAAGCTTCTGGGCATCCTGCCGCCTGTTGTAATTGCTCTCGCTCAGCTGCATGTCCTGATTCCACTTGTCGATAAGCTTGTTGTATTCCTGCTGATCAAGCGTGTTGTTCATGTTCCAGTTGTTGAGGAACCGCTCATAATCCGTTGCATCCGCGCCGGAAACGAGGCCATACAGGTTGCCGAGATTGCTTATGTTATCCTGCTGCTGCTGATATGCCATGCTTGCCGCAGCCGCAGCCGCCTGATACGCCATTTCGGCATTCGCGACTTCCTGCTGGTAGCGCTGGAAATCGACCTGATCGCGGTCAATGTACATGCCATAGAGGTCTTTCATATTCTGCCCTTCATCACGATATTTGCCGTATGCTCTGTCGTAGAACTCGGGCAGCATCTCCGTTACCTTTTGCAGATACGCATTGTACATCTGCTGTCCTACGGCCTGTGAATAGGTCGAACCATAACCTCCCGTGAGGGCTGCTGCCTGCCCCATTGTATCTTCCATTGCAAGCTGTCCCTGCTTGGTGTATAGGTCTTTATACTGCTGATACAGCGGGTCAAGCTCTTCGTTGTAACTAAATTCCTCACGGTTGAGCAGTTTATTCAAAAGCTCGTCTATCTGCGCGTCATACTGAGGATTGTACGTCGGTGCAGAATATCCCGGCATGGAAATAGTCGGAGCATTAGTTATTGCATCGGTAATTGAACCAAGGATTTTGTCCAAATCTTCGGAATACTTAGAGTTGTAATCCGTCGATGGTGTGTGCCGCTCGGTTTCGGTGGTAAAGCTATATTTATTGGTGCGCGGCAAATTCATGTTGTTCGTGTCGATTTTTTCGTTTCTTGCCTGCTCCGTTTGCCTTGCTCCGGTCATATCTCCGGCGGCTGCCTTTGCCGCGGCGGTAAGGCCTAAGTCTGCGGCGCTGGTGTAAGTAATTCCGTTACCGTAAGTTATATTAGACGCACCTGCATGAGGGTTTTTGCCGACGTCGATGTTCAGCCCTTCGCCGTTTATTTTTGCTTTTCGTCTGTTGTACGCCTCATCATACGCCGCCCAATCTCCCTTGGCCGCCGCTTCGTTCATTTTCGCTTTATAGTCAACACCGTTTTCGTATGTAATTACAGTGCCGTTTTCATTTGTCCATGATTTTAATTTAGCCATTTATCCCTCCGTTAATCCTGTGCTTTTCCGACTGCTATGTACATCACCGTGCAGCTCCCGGCCTCGTCCGCTTTGGGAAGCGAGGCGGTAAAGCCGGTCTTGCTAACGTTGTCGGATTTTATCGTTATATTGCGGTCTGAAAACGGCTGAGAGCAGATAACAACGGGCTTGTCTGCAAACTTCGCCTTGCTTCCAAAGCTCACGCTCACCGACGTGTCGCTCTCTGTGCCGTATGTCATTTGGAATGTGCCGTAAGCAACGTTGCTGTCGGATGAGACCTCGGCAACAACAACGCTGCTGCTCGTGCTCGTCTGGCTGCTTGTGTCACTTGCCGCGCCCTCGACGTTCAGCCACACCGAGAGGCTTTCGGCGAGCTGAGCCGTATATCGGTGCAGCTGAGTTACCTTTTCCTCGGATGTGCCAAAAATTCGAGGCGGCTGAGGTATTACTATCATTTGATATCCGTGCCTCCCTCAAACTGTTTGCTGAAGCTGTATAGCCGCACCGTGCCATGACCCGAGAGCTTTATTCTGAAATGGTCGCAGCGCTTAGGCTTGACAGGAACCATGAATGTTGTCGTGCCCTGTCCTTTTATGCGGCCTTGCTTTTCCCAAACGCCGGAGCTGTCGTATTCGATGTAGATCATCATCTCCGAGCCTTTGGGCAGCATCATGCGCAGATTAAAGCGGCTTATGTACTTCTGACCGGTGTAGTTATAGCCCTGCAAGCCCGTTATGGCTTCCCACTCAAATGCGGCTTCTTCATTGCCTGTTTTCGTGTAGTCGGATATAAGGTTTATTGCGTATCCGTTGCTGTCCTCGGTGACGAAGAATGTTTCATTGTTAATCGAGAAGAATGCGAGCGCGTGCTTTTCATCTTCCTTGTGCCACAGTCCGCGCTTTGTGTCGTACACGAACAGCGACCATTTGCCGCTTGTGTCTTTGAGGGATAGATAATACTTGCCGTTTGCACTGCCGCCCTCGGCCGCAACGTAATACACGTTACCGAGCGGCGCGCCGATGTCATATGCCTGAGTGCCGTCAAACGCCATCACGCCGCCGCGAGACTTGTAATAGCAAACATCATCTATCACAGTGACCGAACCGCTGCACCCCGTCTGAACGCCCTGCACGGTCTTATCTATGATTTGATGTGCGCCGGAGCTGGATATATAGACCTTGTGATAACAGTTTTCCTTGAAGAAAATCAGGTTGCCGCCGATGTTTGCCACGCCTGTAAAAGCGCCCGGAGTGCCTATAGATGCACGGTATGCGTCGGTGCTAACGCCCTTGTAGGTTGACCATCGGGTTTCATCGCCTAACTTTGATGCGTATATCTCATTTACATTCGTTTTCTCGGCATCTTCGGATGCTTCATAGTTATATCTGCATCCCCAAATGCGGTTTTGCGCCTGCACAACAAAATCAAGGTCTGGCGCATCCCTATAAAGCTTTATGCTGCCTGCTGTCTGGTTAAAGTCTCCGGTTACGATATCAACGAATACATATATAAGCTCGACCGTGTATGACTTTGTGCCATCGGCCGCCGTTGTCTCGTTGGTCTTATTGATAACTCGCTTTGCCGGGGTATGCTGCCCTTCAAACTTTGCCGAGTTATCGTCCTCGGAGAACGTCGCGTCGGTAAAAGATATCTCTATCGTGTCACCGCTATCGATGCTGATTTTGTTTATTGCCTTTTCGGTCATTGTACCCATCGGCAAAACGATACGTGCCTTTATGTCGCTTGTCTTAGCCCATGATCCGGCAATGTACTTTTTCCACACCGCGCCGGTATCGGTGCTCGACGTGTCAAGCCACAAGTCACCCGTTTTAGGGCTGGGCGGCGCTGTTGCACTCTTGGTAAAGGTCACTGCTTCGCCGTCTTCTGTGCAAGCCGTAAATTTTATCGGTGTATCCGTCGTGGCCGTCGCCTCGATAGACTTATACAGCTTTTCATACTCGTGATTTTCCGTTGTATCTGTTGCCGTGCCGCTCTCGCTTCGAATACTCAGCTTATCGGGATAAATAACGAGCTTATTGGAGAAAAACATCATCTGCTTTGTGCTTTCCGATATGCTGATTGAGTTATCTACCACACCGTCTACCGTTAATAAAACCTTTTTGGTTGTGGTATATGTACCGGTGCCGCGATAGATTTTGTAAATCCCGACTCCGCTATCGGCGGTCTTGCCGACAACGTAAAGATTTGAGTCAACGTCGGCGATCATGCCGTATATCGCGGTAAATTTCCCGGCAGCTATAATGCTCCTTGCATCGCGATTACCCATGAGCGGATAGTAATCGCTCGTGAGATTTTTCATATCATAAAACTCTCCGTCGCCGATTTTGTAGTTGTGGTTATAGCCGCCGAAGGTATCAACGACTGTCTCGATTGTGCTGCTTTCGGGTATAGTTATATATGTCGGCATGCAGTCCTCCCTAAAACCTGAAATGCGTCAGTTTCGGCAGCGGTCTGTGCGCCGCGTCATATGCCTGCGCAAATCGCGTGTAACCGTCGTTGTAAAACAGAACGGCCTTATTGTACTTGGCATCCTCGCCGTTTTGCTGCGCTATTTTGGCCTGTAGGTAATTAACATAGATATCTTCTGCATACGGCTCGGGAACCAGCAAATCGGTCGCTATGTCCTCTGCTGCATACTCAGGCTTTTCAAACTTCTCCGCGCCCTCGTGCGTGGCTATCAGGTCTGTATACACCATCTGGTCAATAGTCAGCAGCCATCGTACCTTTTCGGTTTCATCGTATGCGTTAGGCGTAAGCTTATCGGTAATTTCTATTGCTTCTGCAATTGTCATATTGTTCTCCTATTAAAATAGCCGCCATGAGGCGGCTGTTATTTTTGATATTAATTAGTGCGCGGCAAACTTCATCTCGTCGATGTGTTCGTCGAGCATGCGCTGAGCGTAGTTTGAGCGCTCGATCTCGTCCGCCACTTCTTTGGGGACGAAGCTTGTTTTGCCTTTGGGCAGCAGATAGTTTTTGCCGTTTATCGACACAAACAGATCGGGATCACTGTTTCTGTCGCCTCTCGGTATAAACATTTCAACTCTTTCATCTTCTGTTTTTTTAGCCATGTTTTGCTCCTCTCAGGCGGAGGGGCAGAGTGTTCCGCCCCTCCCGGGATAATTACTTGTTTTCTTCGTCAGTCGCGGAATACGAGCTGACGGACATCACGCGGAGTACGCGCTCAGGGTAAAGGATAGTTGCGCCGTTGGTCTCGAACTTGTAACCGATGGTGCTGAACTGGTTAAGAGGACCGCCGATTTCGTCCTTGTCATGAGCGATCATCTCAAGGCCGCCGCCCTCGGGGTCGATAATGCCAAAGCCGTCCTTGCCGAAGAAGTAAGTCGCATAAGTAACGCCATCGGACTTATTCTTGTAGGTAGCGCTACTGGAATACTTGTAGCTCGCGCCGAGAATAGGTGCATAGGTATCCTCGATGAAGCGGCAGCCGTGCAGCTCGCCGATTTCGCCGTTGAAGATCTCGGAGGTAGCTGCATACTTATGCACTTCAATCCATTCCTTGCTCTGGCGCAGGTCATATGCAACAGAGGGATGGATAACAGCATAGTATTTGCCGTTTATCTTGGGCACACGGTCTTTCTTGAGCTTAGTAACGGCCTTGTTTACCATGGTGGGGGTAAGCAGTGCCCAGCCGTCAGGAGTCGAGCCGCCGCCGCTGGAAGTAGTGCCGCCTGCGCCCATGGTTGCCGGGGAAGTAGGAGTAGAAACTTTAGTGCCGTCCTCGGTGACGTTATCGCAGTACATTACGTTAGTACCGACAAGCAGCGCATCACGGATAAGGGTTTCCTGAGTAGCCGCAGCGGATGCGCCCATTTCCTCGGTCGCTGCAAGAATGACATCGTCATATGCGCGCATCTCGAGCTTATCGGTGATAGAGGTGTAAGTGCCATACTGCGTGATAGATGCAGTCAGCTTAGTTGCGCCAAACTGCTGACCGGTGGGGATAACGCCTTCCTTAAGCTCAGTCGCCTTTGCAAAGGTGTTAAACTTACGCCATTCAACAGTGGTGCCGCCGTTCTTGGGCAGTCTCTGCTTGCGGCCAAACTGCGCATAGAACATCTCAACTCTGGCATTTTCGAGCAGCTCAGTGTCATAGAACGTCTTAAGTTCGGGCGCCATCGTGTTAGTGGCAGGGCTGGCCGCGACGGCCTCGCCGGTGTATGCGTTGGTGTAGTTGGAGGTGCCGTTGCTAACAAGGGTGTTAACAACGGTGCCTGCATCTGCGAAAATCTGAATCCAATTAAAATTGATCATATCGTTTCCTTTCATGGTCATAGGCCACGCGGAAACGCTCAAGGCTTAAAACTGCCCGGGATATATCTTTTCACCCGATCTGATCCGGGCTTTCAACGCCTCTCTCTGCTCCCGTGTGGCGTTTCTGTAATCAAACGTCTGAATGGAAGCGTTAGAGGACTTGGGAACGCCGCCCTCACTCGGGCGCGATCTATTCGACTGCACAGCATTAGACACCTGCTGCACCGATGCTTTCAGCGCTGCCTGCCGTATGCTTTCCTTTATTTCATCTCGATGCACAAGTTCATATGCATCCTCGAGGGAAAACATCAGGTCAGGCGCGGTCAAGCGTCGGAATGTAGGGTTGTCCAGCTCTTTCCGCAAATCAAAGTTGGGGTATTTTTTCTGAAGCTCAACGGCCTGCGCGTTCATCTTGCCCAGATGCTCCATAAGCTTCTGCTCGTTGATAAACTGCTGCTTTTGCGCTTCTGCCGCTCTTGCCACAGCCTCGGAGCGCTCGAGCTGCTTTGCTACCTCGGTCGATACACCCAATTCCATCGCACGGTCTTCGTAATACTCGTCATCATCCGCGACCGCTTTTGCGATTGCGTCATAATCTCCCGAGTCTACGCCGTACTTTTTGGATAGCAGCTGCAGCGCCGGAGCAAGCTTCTCAAGCCCCTCGGCGTCCGCCTTGTACTTTGTCTTTGCCGACGAGACTACTTTCTGCATCTCCCGGTTATAGTCGGGGTCTGCCATGATTTCATCCCATGTAAGCCGCTTTGCTGTATCTTTAGTCTCTGCTGCCTCTATGGCTTCCTTTGGCGCAGCGGCGGCCTGCGCATCGGCTTTAGGCTGATTAACAGCCTTGCCATATTTCGCCCGTCCGAGTTTTTCCTTAGGCACTCCAAGCTCTGCGAGCCTGTCAGCCGTGGTTTTCGGTGCTGTCTGTTCGGCGGCAACAGACACATTAACGCCCGTGTTCTGCCCGGCGGCGGCAGATGTTTCGCCCGAAGTGGCTGCACCGCCATCGCCGGTACCGTCCGCGAATAGCTGCAGCCAACTGAATTTGTTGTGCATTTACATGCCTCCTATTTATTTGCCCGTAGGTGGACAAGTCCGTCGTACCGCCTGCAGGGCTCGAACCTGCATCTCTATCTCTCCGAGCGTTTTACCGTTAAACTAAGGCGATATACAAAAGGGGCGGAGAAGGGGGGACTCCGCCCACAAGAAAGGAGAAAGCAGACTATTACAGCCGCCGTCTGCCGGGGCGGCATCTTAAAGGAGGTGAACTTGCTGTCTCATGCAACCCACGTTTTCAGTATAGCATTTACTTATGCTTTGCTTTCAGCCCCACCTTGCGCATTTTTTTCAGTTTCTGTGAAAATTTTTATGTATTCCGGGTATTCCTGCATCAGCAACACAAAGCCCTTGACTATTACCGACATTTCAATGACCGCCACAGGGTCATATTCAGTCAGCTTTATTCGCGCTTTGCCGTCGGATATATCAATTTCCGTGATATCTTTGGAACTTTCCTGCAAAATAGCCGCTGCCGTGCGCACAAGGATTGTCGCAGCCGCGCATATCAAATCCTCGCCTTTGGGCGCAGACCGCGCATGCCCTTCGATTTTTAATTCGAATGTGCTGCCGGTGCTGTTTACGCATACGTTTATCATGTCGTTGCATATCCTCCATCGGGCATTGCCGCCTCGCGCGTCTTTGCCCGGGCGTTAGACACCTGCGCATGTTCGCGCTTGGCAGGGTCTTCTGCAATCTGTATATTCGCCTGCGGTGTGCTGATCTGTACGTTAGCCTGCTGTGCTATAGCCTGTATCTGTGCAAGCGACTGCGCATCACCGCATTTGGCCGCAAGCAGTGTCGCGACTTGCAGTACCGTATTAAATCGGTCAAACAGTGTGCCGTTCTGCTTGATGGTCTTTCGAACGTTGTCGATGCTGTCAAAATCCATCATCGTAAGGCATGCAAGCGCCTGGTCTGTCTGCTGCGGATTGAAAAAGCCGAGGTTATAAAACTGCAAAGCCAATTCATTATTTGACATCTTGGTGTATGCCGTGCGCTTCTGCGGAACGACATTGATATCAAACTCCGGCACACGCTGCCCGATATCGTATCCGGCAAACATCTGTGTCTGCGGCTTTATGTGCTCGTTGGAATAGCTTAAGAACAATTCCTCGCCGCCGTCGCCCAGAATGCGGAACTGACGCGGCGCATCGTAAAACTGCCTTATCAGCTCTATGACAAGATAGTTTAATTCGCTGTATGCCCTGTAGCTTGCCTTGGTGCTGTCTCTGCTGCCTTTGCCGCTGGCTTCCTGCAATGCCGCTATTGCGCTTGCAGCCGTTACTCCGCTGCTTGTCGTGCCTGTTGCGGTTTCTGTGTTGCCGCTGGTTTCGCGCAATTCGTTGATGCTAAGCTGCAGCATGCTTATATAGTTGCCGTCAAGGTTATCGTGCGTAACAGGCTTTAGGTTATCGTCGTTTAAGCTGCCTTCGACGTTTATGATGGTTTCATTCAGGTTCGTAAACTGCTCAACATTCACGCCGCAGTTGGCTTTCTTAAAGTACCTGGGTTTTGCGCCGACCATTGCATTTTCCACATACGCCGTTTTCATCAGGTCAATTTCCGTCTGCGGCGCTTTGCACAGGTCTACATAGCCGTATCCGCATGGGCTGCCTTCAATGGGAAACAGCGTGTCAAACACATACGGGTATTTGCTGTGGTCATACCAGCCGGTCATTGCACGGTCAGGGTCATTTTCCGTCGCGTAAAGCACCGTGCCCGGAACAAACAGTATGTAGTGCAGCACACCGTTTTTGTGATAGTACGCACTGATAACAGGCACTTTGTCCGTAGTGTCTACATGGTCATCGTATCTGTATTTGCTGGTTATAAAATCATGCGGTATATTCTTGCCCTCCGGCAGCTCAGCCGGGAACATGGCTCGGACTTCGGTTTCGTCCTGAAAATCGACCTCAAAAAAATACTTTGACTGCTGTATATCCTCGACTCCCGGCTCCCAAAACAAATTAAGGATGTTGCACTTGCGCACATCGATATCGCCCAAGCCGTTCATTTTGTTCTTGTCCCATATGACCTTGTACACGCCTGTGCCGGTCTTTAGCTTTGACCACATAACCTTGCTGTAGGTAGTCTCAAACTGGTTTTTTTCCAGCACAACAGGGATTATTTTAGACAGCATAGCCGCCTCTGCTTTATCGCCCTGTTCCCTCGGCAGTATGTTAGGCTCAGGGTATGCATCCATTGCGTCGGCGTGTTTGTTGGTGATAACGTTATGCAGCCAGCCGCTTTTACTTCTAAACCCCGGCTTTGCGTGGCCGTCCTTGTCTTCTTCAACATCGTTTCGCAGCTTCCACCAGTTTTCCGATGCGATGATACGGCTATCGACCGACTTCTTCCCGGCGCGATATTTGTTTAGTATCTGCATCAAATCCTGTATCTGCTGTTCCCCAATGGGTTTTATGCCAAGCATCTGCGCCGCAGTTTCAACGCTGCCAAGCTCGGGCGCTTTGCTGCCGTCTGCTCGTATAGTGTCCTTAGTGATATCCATTTGCTTTATATCCATCCTTTTTGTATTGGTTCAGTGGGTCTGACAATATAACTTTCGGTTTTTGAGGTATTATCGGGCTTATCGGTCTTGCCATACACATATAACGCCATTCATCGCCTACGTGGTCTTCCATCGACGTGTCCAAATCTTCGGGCTTGTGTTCATCGTACATCAGCAGCGGTATAGTACGGATAAACGCCTTGCAGTTGTCGAACACATACATGCGCGGATAACCGTTATCGTCAAATTGCAGCCGATAATGGCATTGCATCCAGCCTGCAAGCCGCTTGTTGTCGCCGGGGTCGAAGTACACACCGTATTTCTCGGCGGTCTCCGCGACCGACACGCCGCGTGACACATCCCATATTGACGGGTCAGCAACGCCAAGTATCTTGCGCCCTTTAAGCCACGGATGCGTCTGCTCCGTCTCGCGGATGCGCTTAAACTGTTCGTCGGGTGTCCACTTGACACCTTCGTTAGGCGTATCTGTGCAGCCGTACAGCTCCAAAACGCGATACAGTACGCCGTCATAGTCGATAGCCCACCATGCGCAACTAAACGGCTTGTTATAGCCGAAGTCGTATGACCTGTATATCGTCCAGCCACGTGCCGCGCCTTCGTTCAGGTCAAACGCCGGTATAACATGCGTAAATCTGCGCTGTGCTATAGCTTCTTCCGGCGTTATCCCCGCCTTTGCGCACAGTTGCGCATCCGGGCGCGTTCTGAAATCTTCAAAGAATGCGCCGTCGAATATATCCCATTCGCCCTCCAACCACGCCTTACGCAGCTTAGGCGGCAGGGCTTCAAGCTTTTTTATATAGTCGGGGTCTGCATCCATCAGCGGCTTGTTATCCGTGACCTTGCTTTGAATAAATGAATAGTCCTCCGGGTTCTCCCCATCGGTATAGGCGCGGTCTATCGCCAACCGCTTCACCCAACTGTGCCCAACGCCGCCGGGGTTACATGTAACATATATCCGCCGTGGGAAATCATTCGCGCCACGCACGCAGGCCGAGAGCTTCCTGAACCGTTCTTCGGTTTGGTGGGTACCTTCGTCCAAAAACAGAATATCCGTTTCTGTGCCCTGAAAGCGTTCAGCATCCTTGTCGGTATCGCAGTACCTAAATAATATTCTGCTGCCGTTCGGGAATGTAATGACCTTCTTCTGATCGTTATAGCTTGCCATGCGCTGTGATTTATCAGCATCATAGCAATGCAGATCGCGTGTCAGAGGTACTATGTGGTTTTCCTGCAATTCCGGGTATGTTTTACGCACGATCATGCATGTTATCCCCGGAAACTTGAAGCAGTACAGCACCGCCGAGACGCGCACGACGAAGCTTTTGCCGCCGCCGCGTGCGCCGCCGAAAAACACAACATGCGCCCTATCCTTTAAAAATTCCTGTTGTGTAGGGCTTAGGTAGTCGATTTTGTATTCAGGCATGGTTATTTACCGCAGAAATCATCGGCACCGGCAATGATAACGCGCACCGGCTCAGGCTGTGCTTCTCCTGCTGCCTGGCGTTCAAGGTTTTTAATGCGCGCTTCCTGCTCGCGTTTATCGGCATCGGATTTAACACCCTGGATTTCCGCAAGGTCTTTCATTGCGCCTGTAAGGCTTTTCAGGCCGCGTTTATCCTTGATAATATCCGCATCCGTTAACTGTGCTACAGCGCTGCATAGCTTGCTTGACAGCAGCCCAGCAGCTTCTAATAGGCTTTTGTATTCCTGATAATCAATTTCCAGCTGTGCTTTGATACGGTCTGCGCCCTTGGCCGCGCTATACTGCGTCCGCTTCTGCGCCCATTTTTCTCGTTCGGCGCGTTTTCGCAATGTACTGTACGAAACGTTGTGTTTCTCGGCAAGCGGCCTTGTGCCTATGTCGGTAGTAATATATTCAGTTTTGATATCATCCCATTTGCTCATGCCTTTATAATAATGTAGGTGGCGTTGCATTAATCAGCCCCACCTTGCGCACTTTTTTGCTGCACATAAAAAATCAAGGGTAACGCTTAATGCGCTACCCTTTAGTATTTTTCCGCTAATGTGATCTTGTAGACCGGGCATTGTGCGTACTGTGTGCAGCAGTATTTGGACACATACACCCGGCGTTTCTGCTCGTCGCCTTTAAACCACAGCTGCAATCTTGCGTCGCCGCATGGGCCTTCACAAAAGATCTTGTTCTCACGCGCCGAGCCTTTTGACCAAAACGGGCATTTTGCCCGGCTGTCATAATATCCGTCAGCGCCCCTCATGCAGCGTATACCTCGCGTACCGTGTCGGGATGCCGTAACGGTTAAGTCCGGTCTCCATCGTTGTTTCAACGTCATAGCCGCGCTTGCGAAGATCAAACACGCGCCCGGATGCCCTGCCTATGCCGTAGTCATACATGGCCTCGCGGCTTGTTATGCTGCCGTGTTTGCGCATGTGATTTAACATCATTTCGCACTGACTTTGAATTATCATGTTCCGCGATACCTCCAACATTTTTTAGTTGTAAATGTCTTTACCGCCCTTGCGCGTTTTATGTAGCCAGTCACCAGCAGCTCCCTTGCCGGATATTCATTCCGCGCCGCCGCCTTGCGTTTATCGTTCTCCGCGCAAAACGCCTGATAGCTGCTGCAATTGGCGTGGCAGCCTATGCGGCGCGCTGTGCAGCCTTTACAGTCGTTAGTCATCTTTTTGTAAATTCTTTGGGTGCAAAAGCAGCGCACCAGCCGTTACGCTTATCGCAGTCGCAATCGCACTGATCGCAGCACCAGTCGTAATAGGTGTTATCGCTCCGGCGGCAGATTTCACGGATTGCTACGCGGTAATCTTCTATTTCTTCATTGTAATCGTGGCACAGTGCATCGAAGTCTTTGCGTTCGCTACGCAGTAGGCCGTGCAAATAATCATAATGCGGTTTTGGCACACCGCCGAGAACATCTAACAGCCATAGGCGTATTATATATAGTAATCTTTTCATATCTGTACTCCCATACGATCGGCAAACTGGTGTAATCGAACCATTATGTTATCCAAAATTTTATTTGTACCTATAAGCGCAGCTTCAAGCGTATCTTCTCCCAGCGTATCGGGTTCGGCCGTGTTTATGCCAAATGTTTGTGCTTCTATAGCACTTAACACAACGTTAATTTCGCATACCGCCTTGTAATTAGTACCCGTAATATTTTTTATAGTATCTGTGGACGCAACGGCTGGCATAGGTGCACAACACACCTCGTTTGCTCTTTCAAAATTCATATTTACCATCCTTTCGACTAACGTTTCTGTAGTTTGTCACATATTTTTGCGGTTTCTTCTGCAAGATTATCGTATATTTCTTTCGGAATAACATAATCAATGCCATCTGCGCTACACGGAACGACGCTGTCCAATCTTTCTTTCAGTCGAGCCAGTTTTGCAGATTTATAGGCTTCTACAAGCGTTTCGCAATCGTGCATTATAACCATTTGGTCGAGCATAATGCGCACATCGGCTATTTCCTCCGCAATATGTTCAACATTATCCTCGCCGCGCTCATACTTGCAAAGTTCCTTTTGCAGCTCCGACATTTCTTCCATGCATACGAACGTCTGCAATTGCCCGCCGTAGGTTTCAAGCGCCTGCTGGTATATCTGCTTTGCCTGATATTCGGATTTTTCTCCGGTGTCTTCTAACAAGCGAAGCACTTCATATGTGTTGGCACAGTGATAGCCTTTGCCGTTTACAAAGACAGTGTAGCTGCCGTCGTGGTTGCTTTTGGCTTCCCAGCCTACGTTTTTTGGCATTTCATCCTCCTAAAAATAGATTTATCTGCATGGAGTGTTCTCTGAAGCGTTCTTCCTCTTTTTCGAAGTAATCCTTATCAATTTCACATCCCACATAGTCAAAGCCCATATTGTAAGCGGCTATCCTGCTTGAGCCGCTGCCCATATGCGTATCAAGTATCTTGTCACCCTCTTTTGCGTAACAACTATATATCCACTCATATAACTTCACGGGCTTCTGTGTTGGGTGAAATCGTCCGATTTGATTTTGCATATTGATGTCAATCACCTTTGCATTATCGTTGAAGCTTGTCCATGCGTATTCACACATTGCCATTGAGAAATTTTCGGGAATGTTTGTTTTCCGGAGTATCAGGAAGCACCTTGTCGGCGGTAGGGCAAAATAATTGCCGCCCCAAATAATTTGGTTGCGTGAGACACGAAATTGTATCTATCCAGCCGCCGCGTAGTGATTTGCGTTCAAGCAGGCTTATCGTGGTTTGGGCTATGCCGGATATTTCGACCAGCCGCACGATGCTTAACCCTGCATCCAATCGCGCCTTGCGCATATATTCCCCGCGTGTCATTTTTGTCCCTTTCTTATCGTCGTTTTAACGCTTTCAACGCCGTCACGGAGTGTAGCCGTCAGCACATCGAAGTTTGCGTTTATGCAGTCCTCGTTGAGCTTTCGCGCCGTCGTTATCGTCTGGCATATATCGTCAGCAGCTTCGGTTATGGTGTTCACTGCCTCATCGAGCTTTTCAAGCAGTTTGATGATTGCCGTCGCCGTGTTGTCAATCGGCTCTGCTGGCGGTTTGGGCTGCGGCGCTGCTTCTGCCGCTTTGGGCGTTGCTCTGCGATGCCGTACCGCCTCAATAGCCTCCGCGACTTCTTGCGGCAGTTGCGTATTGTGAGGTATTCGCAAGCCCAGACAATCGCCCCGCCGGTTGTCGCAGACCGAGAATATTCTATTAACTCGTCCCACCGCTCATTGGCAATGTGCTTTACCACAGTGTACAGTTTGTTGCAGTAGCTCCCGCTCGCGCCGACCGCAAACGCCGCCTGTTCGCCTGTCTTGCCCATCGACATAAGCGCAATTATCTTCTCGTTCGTCGCGTTAGAAATTCGTCTTGCTCCCATTTTTGTCAGTCCTCCTTTTTATTTTTCCCATTCAAGCGCTTGCCCACTATGTCATCCCACCGCCCATGCGCCACCGGCGCATAGCCCTGCTGTACCGCCATGCGCTTAAACTCGCTTTTTGTCGGTTCGTGAATATAAATAGGCTCGACAGCAGGCGCACACTTAATGCGCTCGATAACTTTGTGAGCGCCTCGCATTTCTGCGCTCGTTATTTTTTCTCTTACCGTGTATACCACCGATTGCTCGATGTCATGTAACAGCGCTTCACGATCTATGTATTCAGCCATTGTCATTCTCCTCCCGCAATTCATTTTCTTCAACGCAACAACTTGCACAAACGCTTTCTCCCGTCGGCAAACCGTAGCACTTTTCACCGACTTCAATGCGTTTTCCACAATACTTGCAATAATTCCAAAGGAAAGCGTTCCTGTCTATGTATTCAGCCATTGTCGCCCTCGCTTTCTGCCTGATTTTTCAGGTTTCCCCACGCTGTGTAGCAACTCGGGCACAGATGGTTTCGACCAAATTCACCCCATCCATACGGTAGCGTATAGCTAAATCTGCAATCATATCGTTCAGCCAGTTTGATTGCTCCGCAGTGATCGCAGATGAAAATTTTTCTCTTAACTAATGACATTGCTAATCCTCCATTCCGAACAGCCGCCGTTGTATTTCCACACACAGCGGTCACATTTTCCATAGCATGGTTTAGTCATCGTCATTCTCCTTTCCGCTAAGCCACGCACGCAGCTTGTGTGCGCACGAAACGCACAGCTCGTAGTCGTCGTCGTTTATTTCCATTTTAAACCGCCGCGTTCCTGCGTAGATCACGGAGCTCTTTGGGTTTATCTCCGCGCCGCAGCGGTCACAGATCAGTTTTGTCGCCATCTTTCCTTGCCTCCAATGCTTTCTCCGCTTCCTCGCGGGTCAGGAATACGGTCTTGCCAAAATCGGAAAACCGATAAAACCTTGGGGCCATTGGCGTGTATTGTACTGCAATGCACCATCCGTCAGTGTTCGTTTCGATCCATTTTGCCACCATCGGCAATATGGTCTTTTCCACGTGGAATCCGTACACAACATCGCCCACCTTACACGGCAGCACCACCACGCGCCCCGCCTTGTCGGCCTTTAGTAACTCGCGAATCCGCTCCGCCTTTGACGTGTCATCGCTAAAGGCAGATTCGATGATGACCTTTGCGTTTTCACATTGTTCCGGCGTCAGCCCCGTGTCCTCGTAGGCGGCGAGGCGGCTCCACGCCGCTTCTTCCCACTTGCAATTCATGGCGCAGTTCCCGCCAACTTCGAGGCATTCGGGGCCGTAAAAATGTGTGCAACAGATACCGTTTTCGTGCGATGTTTGCTTGCTATGTTTCGTCAGCCGTTCCATCACTCCACCTCCTGCATCCAGAACTCGCGGCTCCCATCGTTTACTCCTTTCGGCGCATCCGGCAGCGGCATCCAGTGACTCACTTTTACTTCTACGCCCCTGAAAAGCCAACTTTCTTCGTCATCGTTATATACCCCGACACTTGCTGCTTTGAAATAGGGCATATAAATCAGATAGTTGATGTAGGTGTTATTGTCATCGTCAATCCATTCCTTAGGCAACTTCTCGCTGCACGGAATCCACTGCATTTTAAGTTGGTTTCGTAAACGCATGATCTCTTTGCCCGTCCATTCAAGCTCCGCTCTCAGCGCTTCGTTTTCACGCCTTAGGTTTTGAATTAAAAGGTCAGTATCAGTCATTTACGTAACTCCCTTCATAAAGCAGCCCCAAAAGGTTTTGGACTTTTTGCCGCTGTGATGCCCGAACAGCGGTTTTCGCCCGATTACTCGCCATAGTTTATCCGCGGGGATCTGTGTTTCAGACCACTTGAATATCAGTACGCCATCGGGTTTTAATACACGCATACACTCCATGAAACCTTCTTGAATTGTCTGTTCCCAACCTTGATCGAGCTTGCCGTACTTTTTAACCAGCCACGAATTATTCCCGGCGCGTATTAAATGCGGCGGATCAAAAACTACAAGTGAGAAACTGTTATCGTCGAAGGGTAGGCAAGTAAAATCGCACTGAATATCAGGATGTACATAGCACGTTCTTTCACTAAGCCCGTTTGTGCTTTTCCATATCCCCGTTAATGCTTCATCCCGTTTATCGCAATAAATCGCATTAGGATGATTTTTGTTAAACCACATCGTGCGAGTTCCACACGTCACATCAAGTATCTTTTTGTTGGACATTTAATAGCCCTCCCTAAAGTGATTTGTCTCCCCGTCGCCGGTGAACCACAGATATGTACCGTCAAGCTCCCTTGCCACATCCGCGCCCTGCTTTTCCATGCTCCATCGCGTGAGTACATCTTCTGCAACGGCATACAGCTCATCCCAAACTGGGAAACTGTCCGAGTATCCGTAGAACTGGTGCGGTTGTTTCAATACCCCGATTATGCTGTCAGGAAAACGCGCATCGTCCACGCGGTTAAGCACACACCATACGCACTGCTGCTGATTTAACAGGGTGCAGCCCCTTGCTTCGCCGTATAGCATCTGCGCAAGGGCTATCACGTCGGCCTCGGTAAAGTACATCTCGTACTCAGGCTCTGCCACTTCCACTACGCACAGGCCGTGCGTATTAACCTCGGGCGGCACACCGTCCGCATCGGCCTTGTTGCCCCCTTTGTCAAGGGCAAGCAGTACCATGACTATCAGTGCCAGCAGAATCGCGCACACCTGCGCTATGATGATCGTGTACTTATTCATCGGCTACCTCGACAAATTCGCCGTCCGTAAGCTTATACCATGTATCAGCCTTTATTATTTGGCCGTCGATCTGTGCTGATTTAACGCAAACAGGGGCACAGCGCTGTTTATCGCTGTCATATGCCCACTCCGCAAGTGTTATCCAGTTGCCGACTGCTCCTTTTATAATGCTGTTGATGCCTATAGCAGCGCCTACGCTGGCGTTGCCCGAAATATCGATCTTCGCGGAGTCGCCTGAGCTGCCTATCTGCGCGGAGTCGCCTGAGCTGCCTATCTTCGCGAAGTTGCCTGAGCTGCCTATCTTCGCGGAGTCGCCTGAGCTGCCTATCTTCGCGAAGTTGCCTGAGCTGCCTATCTGC